GTTATTAAACGAAGGAGCTATAGCTCTAGGTAAGGCGTTAATTGTAGTAGACAAAGGAAGTGGAATACGACCTGATCAGTTAGCTAAAAAGCCAAACATGGCTATCATTGCTGGTAAAGTACAAGCAGGTGTAGCACAAGACGTTGGTGTAGTATCTTTAGAAAAACGTCAAGATTACGCTTTTGTATTACAATTCTTAAACGAGCTTAAAAGAGAGATTGGAGAAGCATTCTTACTTCATCAAGTTAGGGACGCTGAACGAGTTACGGCCCAAGAGATTCAAATGCTTAACCGAGAACTAGAAACAGTACTCGGAGGTGTATACTCAATATTAGCGCATGAATTCCAGTTACCATTATTACGTGCATTAATGCAACGGATGGATCAAGCTGGTTCGTTACCTACGGAAGTAAAGAAATTACCAAAAGCAATAATTAGCCCAATGATCATTACAGGGTTAGAGGCTTTAGGACGTAATAGCGATCTCGAGAAGTTACTTCAATTACAACAGGTTTTAACACCTCAAGAATTACAATTTATTAACTCAGAGGAATTACTACGTAGAAAGATAACCTACGCAGGTATACCAACTGAAGGTTTAATCAAAGAAACTGAACAAGTACAAGCTGAGCAGCAGCAGCAACAATTACAAAGTGTAGTTGAGAAAGCTGCGGGTCCAGTTGCAAAAGGTATCATGGATCAGCAACAACCAGTAGAATAGTATGGAAGAAGAGAAAAAGGAAGTAGTTTTACCATCAGAAGAATTAGAGAAACCAGAACCAGAAGCAGTTAAAACCGAACCAAGTTCGGTAGAAACTCCTGAACCTGAGAGACCAAAGGAAGAACCTAAGGAAGAAAAAAAGGAAGAACCTAAAGTAGAAGCTGACGCTTTTACAAAGTACACTACTGAGTTAGCCGAGAAGGGAGACCTCTCTGAAGAATCAATCAAAGAAATCACTTCGAACTTCAAGATACCCGAAAGCGTTGTTAAGGAATACGTCGAAATGGCGAAACAAGTTCGCGAAACAAAGGTAAGGGAGGCTGTATCGGAACTCCATAAAGTGGCTGGAGGAGAGGAGTCTTACAAGGCAATGCTTGAGTGGGCTCGGACTGGACTCTCAAAGGAGGAGCAAAAGGCATTCGATAAGCAGCTGGACTCTGGTCTGGAGAATGCACGAATGGCCGTAGAGTGGCTGCAAGGCAAGTACTCTAAGGTAAATGCAAAGCCGGTCCATCTGGAAGGTAAACCACGTACTGGGTTAACAGGATATAAATCAAAAGAGGCTTGGCTAAAGGATCTGCAAGATAGGAGGTATCGATATGATGCTGAGTATCGGGCTAAGGTAGAAGCTAAGTTTAACGCAACAACAATAGACTTAAGTTAGAATTCAAATAGTGGGGGAGTGATATCCCCCACAAAAGTACCTGCTAGTAAACAAGTTAGTTATGTTTGGAGCTTGCTCCTAATACAGCAGCATGAGCTGCGTCCAAGGACGTTTGTTTGTGATTGGTTGTATTGGTTCGAATCAAAATAAAAACCACAAAACATAACAATTAAATAAATAGTTTACAATGAGTAACTTAGATGCAGGTTCGCAAATCGGAAAGAACAATGAGTCCGGAGCCGATTTAGCAAGATTTAAAGTAAAATTTTCCGGAATGGTATTAGCCGCTTTCAAACGTAAGAATATCATGCGGCAATTTGTGTGGGAGAAAAACACACGTGGCTCTCAAGCTGCGAGCTTTCCTGCCGTTGGATTAGCAAAGTCGGCAGCACACATCGCCAAAGGTAAGGATATCTTTGATGATTCAAACAACTTTCTGTCGCAAGTAAAAGTAAATGACATTCTCGTCAAGACAGACAGACCAATGTTTGCAGCTTCGTCCTTAGACTTGGTTGATGACTTGATGAGCGATGACGTACAATTGATGCATATCGCTGAAGCGTTAGCGGAGACATTAGCACGTGATATCGACCGTAAGATCTTTATGGCCGGATTACAAGGTGCAAGAGCAAATGCAAATATTACAGCAACGAGTGGATATGAGACCATATTTGGTGGTAGTGTATTAAAGAAAGGTTCTACAGTTGCAACAACGCAGAGCGTGTTATTGGCTGCAATACAGGAAGCAGCTAAGGTATTTGACCAACATGACGCCCCATCGGAACGATATTGCTTCTTAAGCCCAGCGGCTTATCACCTCCTACTCTCTGGAACTACGATCTTAGGTGCCGAGTACGGACGTCAAGAAGTGGTTGAAGGCCGTGCATTAGATGTACATGGTATAAAGGTATTAATGTCGAATAACATTCCAAATACCTTGATTCCGCAGTCACACGCAGTATTCGGAATTGAAGCAGCCTCAGGTTGTCGCAACGTTTATCATGGTGACTACCTTGAAACCGTCGGACTTTGTGTGGCAGGTCGTCAATCTATCGGTGGAGCAATTCTACGTGACCTGACGACATGGACACGATTGAATGATGAAGAGAGGTTATCCCACTTACTGAAGGTAGACTTCATTGGTGGTTTCTCGTACCTCCGTCCGGAGTGCTTAATCGAAATCAACTCCAATGCTGCATCAGTTGGATTCACAACAACCTAATACTAATTAACAATTAACAAACAAGCGGGGGAGGATAACCTCCCTCGCATTTCTTTTATGCTAAAACTTGATGCCGTAAATTACATGCTAACCGCTGTAGGTGAAGCACCAGTCAATTCCATTGCAACAGCAGATTTGACCCAAGATGCTGCCATCGCGGTATCAATCCTTGATATGCAAGTGAGACAGTTACTATCACAAAGATGGCACTTCAA